TTAAGGTTTTTTTCTAGTTTTTGAATGTCTCCAAGTGCAGGGAGAAGGTCGGCCAAAATTGGAGCAAGCCGCCTTACAAGGTGAAATTGTTTAAAGGCGTTAAGCTTCCCAATTTTAAACTTCCGGCCCCCGAGTTCAAAATCATTCATGTGTCCCCCTCAGGCTATTGATTAGCCCCGAGCACACTCGTAGCACTTATTGCGTCGAAGGTCCATTCCATCATGCCGCCTTCTTTTGCATAAGTGATGGTGGGCTTCTTCTTAAATGCAGCCGATTGAAGAACCGTGGCATCGAGCCGAGCCGTATCGACAATTGTGAAAACGTTCTGGCCCCATAAAGCGCTTGATGCACTTTGAAGGTCGAACATGATCATAAGGGCGGCGTTTAAAGGTGACGTCTTTAGTAGGCGCACCGTTACTGTCGCTGCGTCACTCGCAACCAACGAATGTTGGCCTTTTCCGTCAGCACCTATGGTCATGACGTTCTTGTCTTCGCTTGCTTCTATGGTTATTCCTTCTTCAGCAACCGCAGCTCCGGCGGCCAGATTCAAAATACCTCCGGGCCCTGCGATTGTTGCAACTACGTTTAGAAATGAGTAGACCATTTTATAGCTCCTTTAATTATTGATTAATTGTCACAAGCAAATCGGGCACGGTGTTGATAGCGCCAGCAAGTTTTAGAGCTATTTGAATCGGGGGTGCTACGCGCTCATCACGGTCGGCTTGAGACTGTGTGGCAACCGATGGAGCATAAATATAATAACCCGTTTTCAAATATTGCCCCGTTGTAAGAGAACCAAAGCTCGGGCCATTCCAAACCCCCGGAGCTGCGAAACCATTGTTAATGGCATCGTTACAAGCGGAAGCACAAGCGTTGGTCAATTGGTTAATTCCAGGGTCGGTTTGAGGAATCTTGGTTGGGTTGGTGTAAAGAACATTGAATACATTGGTTTGAACGTCATTCTGGAACCAGTCAGCCCCTTGAATGGTGTCAATGTACTCTCCGCCCGAACAAATTCCGTACTGAAGAAGTTGGGTGCCATTGTCATAACTTGCATAGACGTTGATATTCTTGCTTTCGAGAACATCAGCTTGAGAATCGGTTAAATTCTCTGGAAGTAACCCAGGGCATTGTTTGTACATCAAATCAATGGTTGAGTTCGCAGCTTCGAAGTCTACCGAGAAAGCTCTTCCGAATATTGAAGCCACTGCATACGGGCTTGAACTTGAGTACATACAGAACGATTGGTCATAAAGAGCGGCTTGCATTTCGCTACCGAGGTCATTGGTCACTAGGCTGCTGTAGGCTCCAGTTTCTTGGGTAGTAACACCGTAGAGCCTAGTAATTTCCAAAGGTTCAATGAAGCCTGAAACAGCCAAGCTTTGAACGTCAGTGGGCATTATGGAAGCCGCGAACATTAGGCCGTACCAAGCGGTTGAAGCCGCTGCTAAGGCTTCGGCACATGCCACTGGAGTTTCTGCTCCATAGCCTGGAACCAAAGCAATTGAAGTTGAAGCCGTGAGGCCGAGAAGGGCAGAAATATCGTACCCAGTTCCACCAGTGGTTGCATAACCAACTGAAGAAGGAACTTGGCCCCCGGTAAGGTGAGCGCCAGAGAGAGTTACGAAGCTGCTCGTAGTTGTTAAGGTGTACCCGTTTCCACCAATTCCAATTACGTTGTAGGTAATTGTTATTGTGGCATTCAAGAGTGAGTAGGTAGCTACCGTAAGGTCTACGTTTACTGAGTTCATTAAGAAGAACTGGAGGTTTGCGGCTGTTTCTGCGGCAGTGCCTCCGATTAAAACTTGGTTTCCAGTTGGAGAACTTGAAACGAGTTCAATTGAAAGCCCGTTTACAACTATCAAATCTCCAGGACTTCCAGCTCCAGTGAATTCAATGGAACCAGTTGCTTGGTAACCTGCTCCAGTGGTGTTGCTTGTGATTACAAATTCTTGTCCGTTCCATGAACAGAGGGCTCCAGTCAAAGCCAAATTAACTTGCGATGCAATTCCATTAAGGTTTGTTTGGCCAGTGAAGTTAATTCCATTCACAGTTTGAGGAGTTCCATCAATGCTGATTACGAAGCTTCCGTTTGAAATGGCATTGAAGTTTCCAATTAATTGCTGTGAAGGGTTTAATAGGGCACCCAAATTCTGTCCGGCAGTTGCCGTTCTAAGCCAGCGACCAATGAAACATGTTGAAGGTTGAGGGCTTTGGCCGAAATAAAGTGCCGCTGCTAAATACTCAGGGGCAGTTGTTCCGAAGTCGGCCGCAACATCTTCAATGCTCGTATAAGTTCGGTAGCGTTGAAGCCCATTAATTACGTTTGAATCTCCAGCAATCATCAGAGTTGTGAAAGACCTACCCACAGCCGCCAAAGTGCTCAAACTGACAGTTACGTTTACTAGCCTCGATACTGAAAGTGACATAGCTTAGAATCCTTTCAATGCGGCGTACAAAGTGCGGTTAGCAGCTTCGTTTGAGCCTGTTTGAATTTTTAAATAATTGATGCCGTCAAAATCTACTGGAGCAATAGACAAATAACTTCCGGGAGTAACCACGTAGGACAATGGGGTTCCAGCATACGTATTATAAACTGGAAAGAAATTAATTCCATCTTGTGAGGCCAAAAAAGTTATTGCAGTGCTCGTGAAAGCTGCGGGAATAAAGAGCCCGCAAAGTTCAAAACCACCTAGCTGAATTATTCCGCTGAGCTTTTGCCCAGAGGTTATTACCGTTGAAAGGTTCGGGTTGAATCTTCCTTGGTATCCTGATTCATACTGTGGTTGCGGTTGCATTTAAGTTTCTCCTAATCTTCAACCAGCCAAGGAGTTGTAATAACTTGATCCCCTGGCGTGTTTGTGTAAATTGTTCCATTTGCTGAAACCAACGTCAATATTGACGGATAGTTTCTTTGAATTTGTCTTCGTAGAAAAATACTAAATATCATTCGGTTGTACCAGCGTTCGTTAATAAGGTCTGGGGTGTGAGTAATTGTAGAGTCGTAAGCGAAGTCCATATTCCCAGACTTTAATGCCTCTCTATTCTGAGGAATTTGAAAACCGTCACGAATAAAGCCTGCATTCTCAAGAGCGGCTGGCCCATAGACCTGAAGCTCAACTTCCAATTCTTCTTGCCTGAGCAAAATTGGAATTGGAGGGTTTGAATTATCTTTGCCAACATAGGCGTTGAAATCTGATTTGTTACTTTTTATTCCGAAGGCTAGCCAGTTTACTTCAATATCAGGCTGCTTCGGTGGGTTCACTTGCCATTCAGGTCGAACTAATGAACCTGGAAAATTAGAAATGCCGACCAGACATGTTTGAATGAATTGGTTTAGAGTGTAATTCCCCGGTAGTGGTTGCCCTGGAGCCGGTTGAGGTTGAAGGTATCCACCGGTCGCACTTGTGTTCATGCAGGCACCTGCGCTACACAAATTCCCTCTGTATAACCCTCTCCATAATTTTTCCAATTAAACACAGTCTGAACTTGGTATCTTCTGCCATGGTACACGAGAATAGAAGTATATTTCCCAGGTGTGTTGGCTTGAATGGTTCCCTTCATCCAGAAACTTGAAATATCAGCTGACCTTAAAGCCTCAGGAAGCCTAGTTAATACTTTTCCGGTTGCAGGCTGAACACACCCTATGGTTTTCAACTGAACTTCTTTAATTGTGTTTTCGCCTTTGCTATTGACAAAAGGAACTCGATCTATAAGTATTACTTCACTCACAAAATCTGGGTCCGAAAGAATATCAGCTACGTCTATCTGTGCCACTAATACCCTTTCTTCACAACATAGGTTATGGCGTTCCGCATTTGGCCCGTCACTATCAATGCTTTTGTTCCCGAGAACCCTGCTGATTTACGGCTCTTCAGAGTTGACTCTGCCAGAGGTTCAAGGCCCTCTTGAGAGTTGATAGCTTTCTTAATTGAGTTCGAAGCTATAATTCCCGCCCTCTCATAATAAGTATTCAGTGCTTCAACTCCTACAGTGAAAACTTTCTGTGCAGCCATTTTGTACTGCTCAGCAATTTCATCTTGAGCATTCCTAATTCCTATATTCATAACAGGCCTTGCTGGAATGTTCTGAGCAGGTGAACCAAAGTTGTTAATAGCCAAAAGGGCAGCGTTTCCTATGGTGTCACTTCCGCCTTGCCTTTGAGACTCATCGGCTGGTATTCCAACCAAAACATTGTCCTTCTTAAAGCCTTTAACAATTTTGTTAAATTCTTCAGTGAAGTCCTCAGTAACTGTCATGTAAGGCTTCATTCAAACCTCTGGTTCGGAAAACCGACTACGGGCCTTGCGCCATTTAACTGAATGGCTCCAGCGCCAAATATCCTCGCTAAACGGATAAATTGCTTTCCATAGTTCGTTAGGTTCCACCAACCGGCATCTTTTTCAGAGGTCACGGTTGAGTCATACCCAACGCTCACTTGCCCTACCGCTTTGTTATTGGGAACTCCGCCACTGGTACCAGGCACTCCGCCATTGGCAGCGCTTTGAGCATTTTGAGCGCCGAGCGTAATTTCATGGGCAACATAAAGAGAAACGCCTTGGGTCCACATGCCACGCCAAATTCGGCAAGGGACCATTTCTTCAGCGACTGTGGCCCAAAAAGTAACCTGCTCCGTTGGATATTTAACGGTATCTTTGAACTCAGGAAATTGTTTCCTGAATAATGATATATCCAACTGAGGCGCTGTCATTCACTCCCCTTATTTGCTTTTGGCCTTAGAAGCCTTTGCAGGCGCAGCTTTTGGTGCAGGTGCAGACTTAGCTTTTGCTGAAGCTTGAGCCTTTCCTGAATCAATAGCTTTTTTCTGCCTTTCAATTATTGAGAGAGGCACTGAAGAATTTGGGGCTCCAGGTGCCGCATTGGCTTCTACAACTAAGCCAGCTTTCAATAATTTTTGAAAATAAGGGTTATCGCTCACGCCTGCGGCTACTCGGTGAAGGCCCTTCGAATACGTGAGCCCCTTTCCAAAGTTAGCCGCCTGCTTAAATAAATAGCTAGGACTTGCTTTTTCAGACATTTTCTAATTCCTTTCTTAAATTCCGTCTGCGTACTGAACGGTCTCTGGGTAAACGAATTCCATAATACCGAAAGCCCAGATGTAGGGAGCAGTAAAACGAATTCCTTGGTAGTACGCTGTTTCTCGGCGAATGGGAACCATTGGGTAACGAACACGGTTTTCTTCGTTCGTGTAAGCAACCATTCGGTTCTCACCTGAAACGCCAGCTCCGGTGAGCCACTTAACTGGAACAATTTCCAATTCCTTGCCATTGATTTGCAAAGAGATTGAGTTCTCTTGAAGGAACTTGAGAATGGAAACATTGCCTGCTGAACTGACTTTTTGTGAAGCAATGTAAGAAAACTGGAGTGGAGGCAATAACAACTTGCCAGGGCAAACGGCGTAAGCTGAAGCCTGCCATGTGCTCTCAATGAGGCTGTTAACGTCATTAAGAATTTCATCGGCAGTCTTTTGGGTCCACAGTGTTGAACCAGAAACTCCGGCTACAACTCCACTTGAAGTAACTGAGGGGTTGTTAATAAGGCCAGTGGCTCCAACATCTTCAGAACCAACATACACCATTTGGTCGGTGTTCATTTGGTAAAGGACATTCATGGCGTCCATTTTTTGAACATCAATGGGTTGGCCAGTTAATTGGGAACGTTCGAGTTCAACGGAGGTGTAACTCATTTCACGGCCCAATAAACGGAGAGGACTCGTTACTTTGTTACCGTTGACACTCACTCCAGGAATTGCGGTGCTTTCTGCACTCAACCAGGGCATGTTACCCCCAGCGCTTCCGCCTTCAACATTCAACGATGCGGCTGCCGCGAACGCTGATTGAATGAAACTTGTGCTCTCATTCGACATTGTGATTCCAGGGCGGAGTTTAATGTCACGGCCCCAGGTCACGCTGACTAACGGTTCATAGAGTCTCTTATCGAGGTTCTCCAATTGGTTTACGAAGTATGCTAAGGCACTATCTCTTGTTTTAAAACGTCTCATTTTAATTTCCCCTTTTATAAAAAGTTTAGCGAGCGATCCTCAACTCGGCGTTTTGAAAAGCATCGACTCCATCACTTGCCCACTCAGCTTGTGTTGCTGATAATGCAACGTTGAAGCTAGGTTCGCTTGTGGCTTCGAAACCGCCAACCACTCTTGACCCAGTGGCTTGGATGTTGACATAAACCACTCCGCCTCTTGCCGGTGTTCCATACTGACAAACAACGCTCATGTAACCACGAACGCATAGGCCAGTAGGGTAAGCAGGGTTTGGAATGTTGGGAGTAAAACCGTCTGAAGGATAACCGCCGATTGCAGGGACTTCACGAACTAAACTACCGCAGAAATCAGCGGCGACGTTCGTGGTTTGCCATGCACCTACGCCGCCAGCGACGTAAATGTTAGCTAGGCCGAAAGCCTGAGGGTAAGCCAAAGGAGAACCATTTTGCTGAAGCATAATGGGTTCAACGTTTGACTCGTCTGTCCTGGTAATATCCCCAGGAACTCCGTTTGGAGCTTGGAACAAGTACGAAACATCTCTTGTTTTGAATTTGCGAAACTCTTTCATTTTATTTCTCCTTTAAGCTTTTTTGTAAAATTTAGCGTTGATTTCGTTCAATTTCTCTGCTGATACAAAACCGGTATTCTCCAGGCTTGGAACATAATCGGTTGTCTTGCGCCTAGTGTTTACCAGTTCTTGCGTTCGTGAAGCCTTCAAAACTTCTGAAGCCGCAATAAAAAGGGTATCCACTTTTTCTTTTGAATCGAACGTTGGTGCTTTTCCACCGTTTAGAGAGTCAATTACTTTCTTGCCCTCAGTGGTTTCGTAAGCCTTCTTCAACGCTTTTACTCGAATGTCTTTTGATTTCTTAATTCCAGGGGCTAGGATTTCAGCCCTTGAAAGATCGTTACTAGCTTCGTCGCCAACCATGGTGGAGTTTTCGAAGTCATCATCTTCGGATTCTTCTTCTTCCTCATCTCCCATTTTTTCTTCGTCATCACCGGCTTCTTCTTCTTCCTCGTCGCCAGCTTTCATTTTGCTCATTTGCTCTAAGCATTTTTCAACTGCGGCCTCGAGGGTTTTTAAGCGGCTCTCAATTGCGTTATCATCATCTTCGCTTTCTTCTTCGTCACCGGAAGCTGCTTCACCTTCTTTTACAACGTTGGTTCCGCGAGCATCGTCTTCGCCTTCTTTTTTCTTCTTCATGGCAGCGGCGAATTTTTCGGGAAGCTCGTTAACTACTTTCACAAGCTCGTCGTAGCTCATGCCTTCGTCTTTTGAAACTTCCTTATCTTCGTCAATGGCCTTCATAACTTCATCAGCGGTTTTCTTTGGAAATTTATCTTCCAATAACTTGCGAATCTTATCTTTAAATTTCATTTCTTTATCTCCTTTATGATCGTTAATTGCATAGCCAGAACCCGCCCTTCCTTGGTGAACCAAAGCTAAATGGTTTCCAACTATGTTTTTTTGCCGTCCTCTGTCTAACTTCTCATCCTCGTCGGTTTGCTCATACTCAGCTTCATAACCGCAAGAAACTTCTCTCAACCCATTTTTAACAAGTTCAATGGCCATTTTGTCTGTAACTAAAAGGTCAGCAATCAGGTCATCGCCTTGATCCCCTTTCCCTCTCCGAACGTTCTGCATTACACCTACAGCAAGTTCCTTCCAGTTCTCTGGATTAACAAATTCTTCAGGATGCTTTATGGTTATTGCTTTACCCTCGAATGAGGCCATTGTTTTTGGGTTGAAAACTTCTTTTTCGTCTCTGTAGATAGTAACTTTTTTAGAATCTGAAATTGGCGTTTCGCCAGGGCCATAAACCATTTCGCCAGTACGTGCAATTGGCACTCCGATACACACCAGAAACCCCTCAGGGGTCTCTGATATGTTTTCAGAAATCTTGTACTTGACGAAATATTTCACTTTTAGATAACAGGCCCGGCTGAGGGAGCATTCAAGCTCGTGCGAAACCCGATAACGGTATTGTCATTAGGTTGAGCTGCTGCGCCTTCGAATACGAACTTCACAATGAAGTATCCGCCGCCAGTAAGTGGGTTCACTGTTTGGTTGGGGTCGCCAACTAATTCAACGTGGTCTACTCCGGAAGCCGCATCAACTTCAACCACTCCGGTTCCAACTCCATCAGTTGCTGAAGTGCAAATGAATGCGCTTCCAACGTTTGGAACTTGGTTAGCGGGAAGACCCAGAGCTTGCCATTGAGCGGGGGTAGTTGTTCCGACTGAAACAATAACGTAGGCTTTTCCGACTGTGAGGCCAGAGGTTACGTTTATTGGAGTTCCACTTAGTGGGGAACCGAAACCTGAGAACCCGGCAATATAACCTAAGAAAGCTTGGCTGAGTTCGACCACTGCATAACCGGCAGCCGGGTTGGGGCTTCCAGCGGCAGGCGTAGCTGAAGTGTGGCAAAAAACGTTTGAAATTAGAGGACTACCTTTGTAAGAGCGTTGACCTAACCCGTTGCCGTTTGCATGGTCAATTATAAAATTGCAATCTATCTGGTTGGAACCGCCAATTAAAAATTGGTTGTTCTGCTCACCTTGTTGCTGCTTAGTAACTAGTGTAGGATTCATGTCAAGAGGTCCCCCTATTTAGATTTTTCATGTTTTAACCAATTCATATAAGCCTTGATTCCCTAACTTTCAATGTTGTCGGTCAAATAGTCAAGATACTTTACTCCTTATCAAAGACCGGTTCCGCAAAGCACCGGCAATTTGGGAATTCTCCAGGGTGACCCGTCATACCATCGTCTAGCGTTGGAGGTGCATCCCAAGAAAATATTCGGCCTTGTAAAGCTCTTCCTTTATAAACTCTATGGCTTTCCCGAACATTCCCATCGCCTGAGTTATGCCAACGGTATTGACCACTTCCGGCACTCATTGCACGGGCTTGGTTAAATGCAGCGTTCGCTTTTGCTGTTTCGGTTCTCGCAATAAGTGTAGCCCGCGAAGTTGCCACTTCAGTTGAAAGTCCTAATTGGTTTTTTAGTTCATTAATAGTGTCTTGGTTTGGCTCCGCACGTGTTCCATGAATAACGGCTTCTCTTGCAATCTTCTGAGCCCTAAGGCCAGCTTCAAGCGGAATGCTTTGAATCAGAGCTACCTGTTCTCTGTGAAGCTGCTCTGCAATTATTCCTTCAGCCTGAATATGTTTTGGGTCTGCGAGTTGCTTATGAAGTTCAAGCCCCAAGTTCTTTGATTTCGTTTGGTAGGCTTTTTTATTTGCTCTCTGAACTTTTTCAAGAAGCTTCGCAGCCTGCCTTCGGGCCCATGGTTCAATGAGCTTAGAGTAATCTTCCAAAGCCCTTTGCATATCGAGTTCATTGGTTATTTTAACGCCTTCAGTATGGCTTTCAATAATATGGCCTGCAACACGAGCCACCTTCTTAAGCTGCCTATTGAACTCTCGTTCTGCGGTTTGGTTTGGCTTAAAGTTTCCTTTAACTGTTTTCAAAGCATCAAAAGTTAATGAACGAAATGCTCTCACTCTAAGCCCTCAGTTAAGAAATCATTACCATCACTGGGTTTATATTCGTGCTCAACTTTGGTTTCCATTGGTTCAGAAGCTATTCCTTTTCGGCGATTGGTATTTATCTTTTTTCGTTCTGGTTCAACTTCCGGCTCAGGTTTGGGGTTTGGTTCATTCAATTCTTTAGCC